TTTTTTTTCAAGCAGAAGACGGCATACGAGATAGCGTAGCGTCTCGTGGGCTCGGAGATGTGTATAAGAGACAGATATATAAGAGTTTGAATCATTATCATTATCAGCAAGCAAAGCCTGAACTAATTGAAAGTTGCCTTTCCATTTATCTCTATAATCGGTCATCTGTGTTTTGCCAACCTGTATATTATATAGACCCTGATTTAAGTACGTAAAAGTTTCCTTAGTCATTATTCTTGTATGTCCAGGATCACCCCATGCCCACTTAGTATTATAGCCAGGACATGAAATAAAAAACATCCCATCATTTTTTAGTATTCTGTAATATTCACTGAACTCATAAAAGAACCTATTAATATCCCCCTGAGTACCCAAATGTTCCAGCACATCATAAGCATGGATCTCATCAAACTCATCGTTTTCAAATGGCAATGGCAACTTGTTTAAATCCCATAATATATCAGGATTGGTATTGCGATCAATATCAACAAATGTAGGATTGATATATTCATCATCATCCAGATAAATTCTTTTTTTGCGGTAATTACCGCAACCCAATACAAGTTCTTTCATGCTGCATCCTCAAAAGTATAAAATTCCCTTTTAGATACTTTGCCGCTCTTTAACCATTTTTTTACATCTTTAAAAGACTTAACTAATCCGATTCTTTTAAATTCAATTTTGTTGTATATCTCAGAACCAGTATATAAAGCGAAACCCGCTAAACATTCCTGTAATCCACGATAGTTTGGTTTAGACTTAACAAAATAAAAATCTTTATCTTTAAAATGATATAATTTCATGCTGGCATATCCTCCACAAATGGCAACCAATCATGTCTGCAATTCCAGCCACCTTTTGAAATAAATGGGGTCTCACTTGCATTGACTTCGGCTAATGTCCATCCCTCACCCTGTCTGGAATCTGTTAAGGTGTTCAAACATTCATCTCTTGTCTTGCTATCCTGAGGCCCCATATATACATACTTATCAATTCCTGCCTCCTTGAACCAATCTAACTTAATTGTACTTTCTGCTGAACTTATACCGGTATATGCCTCTGCCTCTACCCTCCGTTTAAACGCTGTGGTCGCATTGGTCAATTCTTTATTGAACGCCGCATCTCTAAAACTTTTACCTTCTAAAGAATGCTTTAATGCCATTCGTCTCATATCGGTGGCATACGCTTCCTGATTGATCTTTAATTTGTCAAAATCCATATCCTGTAATAATTCATAATTCCTTATAGCTCGTGGTGTTAATATAAATTTAGTCCCAAGCTCACTGGATAGCTGTTTATTAAATGTAATCACCTCTGAATAATTATCTATCCAGGCATTTACAAGATCATCATAGCCCGCATCAGCAAAAGCCGCATTGACAGTCTCCTTGTCAAAGACTCCCTGAGAGAATAGCTTCTTCAATCGCTTTTGAAGATCAATAGAGAATGTATCAAACTCAGCACCGAATTTAGCGATCATCTGAGTTAATTTCTTGTCCTTATTCCGCAGTACTTGTTTTAGCTTTTCCATTTTCAAAGTCTAATAATTTATATGTATTGTCTTTGTAATATATCTCAAAGCCTTCATTTGGGTCAAGGCTTAACCAATCAATTTCCTTATCACAATTATCATCATCTATTAAATCTTCTAAAAACCCAATTAAATTATCTATTGTCATTCTTCACCTTCAGGCTCAACTGTTACATCTTCCTCTTTTAATTTATCCGCCAATGCCTTTTGACGACTCGAATACTTACTATTAAATTTCTTATTATCTTCCCATTTCAATATAGCTTCCTCTACATCCATATCCGGGTTACGTTCCTGAATCAAGTCAATCTCAGATTTAATATTATGCGATATATCCCAATCGTCGGCTTCTCTCTTTTCCTGTTCATTAATCGGGAAATCTATTTCGTCAAAGTCAACGATAAGTCTAACTTCTTTATCCAGTTTTGGTAAAGTATTTGTATCGGTATCTAATATCTCAGTCTGTATCTGAATTACTTCATATATTTCTTTTTCGTATATCTTGCAAATATCCACATCGTCTTGACGTGCTTCCAATAAATCGATATTCTGAATTAATAGAGAAAAACCGGAAGCCGGACTACCCTGCATGGACCAGTCAATGTGTACGTTATAAGTCCATCCAATTAGCTGTATAAGCGAGCGAATAGTTTCCATTGTCTCGGTAATTTTAGGATTAAATCCAAGCGTTCCAAATTCGCCCATATCATCTTCAGCATACCAAACTCTATGTGGGCCAACCTTAAAATTAACTGCATCCTTCTTGTCAATACTCTTAATCCAGGGTTGATCATACGCTTGGAACCTAATAGACAAGTTTAAGTCATTTATCAGTACGTTAATCTGCTGATTCATCTCGACCAGATCAATTGCGCCCTGTGGCCAGTAATCATCAACTGCTATTTCCTTACGTAACTCTACAAATGGCAATCTTCCAAATCTATTAACACCGTCTGTAAACGGTTCAACAAACTTTTTATTGCCATCATCGTCGATCCAGAAATATTCATCTTTAGACCAGAACATGAACCAGTCTTTTTCTTCGACACTCTGTGAACTGGTCTCGTAAACATCCCGCTTAACTGGTATTAAATAAGCAACGGGTGTTAGCGGATCACCTTCAATAAATATCGGTGTCCATTCCGTTTCGATCCAGGGATTCCATTTCCCATTCATCCACATAGGTCTAAACAGAACATTATGCAAAGCGTTCTTCATGCGTTCTACTGTCATAAATCCCAGGTTAATCTCAGAGTGTTCATTTAGAAAATCTTGATATTTATCTATGTCTTTATCGAGTTTCTCGTTGCCCTTGTATAAATATCTATCTGGCTGTGTTTTATAAATCAGGCTTATTTTGTCAATGATTTTTCTGGTTAAATTAATAGTAGATAATGGAAATTCGTCCTGTTCCTTAAACCCATATTGCTTTAGATACTCCTCCGTATTTTGCCTGTTATGATAAAAATCAACAATCTTATTCCGGTTCCTTTTATTCTGAGCAGCGTTTTCTTGGCGTACCTTTGCAATTGTATCTTTTATAATCGTACCAATTTGATTAAGATCACTATTAATTGTCATTATTCCCATTTATAATTCCCTAATTCATTATAAATTTATTTTTAGCTCTGTCAAAACCACACTCAATATAGTCTAAAGGATCGTGCTTAGTTTTCATATTCTGGATAGTCATATTCAACAGTAATAAATTAGTCACAATGTCCTTCAGTAATTGATCGATATGTTGTATTTTCTTCTTACGTATCCACATAATTAAAACCTGTCTATCATTCCACCGCCACGCTTTCTTACAGGATACAGATAAGTAATTGCATAACCACCCGCATCACCAGCATGGGTTAAGGCCGGATCGCTTTGTTTATCAATATCACCATTCTTAAATACATTACGTTCTAAATCATTTACAAAATGCTTACAGGTTCCAGGCTCTATGGTCAAGAGATCATTCAATAGTAATTTATTAACTGAATTAATACGATCCATTACACGTGGATTAGCCTGTCTTGCTATTACTCTAAACCCAGCATCCTTAAATATCTGATGATCTGATTTAGTTGAACTTGATTTACGTGCTGATCCGGTAGCATCTGGATATACATTTATACCAGGATATTTTTTTCTAAGCGCATCGGATAATTCAAAGCTATTTGAATTGCTTAATCTTATTTCATCAATAGCATGAAGCCAGCCATTGCCATTAGCAAATATTACAGCACTCATATAGTCAACATTAAAATCAAGCCCTGCAATTACCTGAAGATTATTGTACTCAAGATGCTTAACGTGCCTGTTTCGGTCAAATGGTTTATATGCTCTCCCTTGGGTAAGATTAACAAACTTGCCGTCAATATAGGCTTCCTGCATTTCTTTTGTATATGCCCTTAATAATGTTTCAACATACTCATCTGGCAGATATGTATTACTTCTTGTATTACCTACTACAACGCCAACATCGTACCTGTCATCCTGGTTAGTTGCTAAATCATATCCCCAGTTTAGCTGTTCAGGCGTACCAGTAAGAAATAACTCTCTCTGTACTGCATCCTGAGATCGTACACGTGCAAGCATCTGATCTAATACGTCTTTATGCTGAATAAATGGTTCATCTATCCCAGCCCAAGCAAGATTAGGGCCACGTAAAGAATCAGGATCATCACCAGAACCAATCCAGAAATGGCCGCCCCAATTATCTATAAAAAACTCATTGTCTGTTTTATTATGCTGCATATCTAATTGCGCTCGATTCGCTATTTCTTTTAAGGTAGGGATTATGGTTTTCTTTGCTAATTTGTAGGTTGGAGAAACGTACATTCCTGGCAGTCCTTTGTTTACATAACTTAGGTAAATTGATCTTAACGCTCCGATGTACGTTTTCCCGCAACCATATCCACCAACCAATAGCTTTATAAAGTTTTGTAAATCCCACCATTCTTTTTGATGTCCTAAAAAGTTCCCTGTATCTATTATAAACTTCATTTAATCTCAAGAATATCATCCGTCTTTTGTTTAATGACTCGTTCAATTGCCTTGCCTTCAGTACGATCTGCAATGAAGTTCCTGGCTGCTGCATCTCCGGCAATGGCTAACTTATATGCCATCGTGAGCATTTGTTCCCTGTATGTGATATTATTTGAGTATTGTTTATCGCCAATCTTGTTGAGGATATCAGATATTGCAGAACCCTTTTTAGGCCTGCCTTTAGGATTGCCAGATTGACCTGGTTTAAATGGAGTTCCCGGAACCTTTTTTGTGCTGTTATTTTGCTGTTTTTCAGCAGACAATATAATTACCTTTCAAGTCTATTGCCTTGATATAGGTAATATATAATAAAAGGAAGGAAATGCAAATTTTATTTCGAAGTTTTTTATGAAAACCTCATTTTATCTTACCCACTAATTTACTTTTTTAAATATTAAAACATTTTGATGGATTTTAACCAATTTCTTATTACTTGAAAAAATCTTATTTGCTTTCATACTCGCAG